TCAATCCGAATTTTGAGGTGTTGATTGCGTGCCTCGCGCAGGGGTGTTGTACTTGCCGTCACGGCGGGGGCGCAGTGCGATCAATTCGCCGCGATCAGCGCGGGCCAGTAGCTGCTGGCGCAGCCATCTGTACTGCGGGTCGGCACGGTGCCCGTCTTCGGGCAGGATCAGACACGCAGCCATTCGTACGCCGTACAGTGCGGCCAGCTCGCTGGCACCGATGAAATGCCGATCGCCATCGGTCCGCGACGGGACCACCCCTGGGCACAGTAGGTATCGCGCTTTCATACACACTCCCTGATCTCCGGCACGATCTCGCCGACGCGGTAGCCCAGACTCTGGAAGTGCTGCAGCGCCTCGGTACGCAACATCTCGTGCAGTCGCGGCGGCAGGGCCCAACGCCGCATGCTGTGTCGGCTGCGGCGCGGCAACTCGGGGAAGGCAATCCTCGGATCTCGGCCGCACTGCTCCAACAGGCGCCGGCCTTGCGCAGTGGACACGCCAGGCACTTCACAACTGCCGATCTCCACATGGCCCAAGATAGGGTGTTCCAGGAGGCGGCGCTGATTTCCTTGGAAGTGCTGCAGCAGACTGGAGCGCATGTTGCGGCGGGCGGCTTCAACAACGGCAGCCGGAATGAAGATGTAGGGGTCGATGCGGTCGGTCATGGTCGTTCCTTACCTGAGCAACGCTCACCGGGTGTCAACTCGGCTTCTGCCTTGCCGCACACCCTGCACAGAGCCAGACACACTTGGCCGTTTCGGTCGCGGATCGACGCAGGCGCATCCTTATCCCAGTCGCCATAAAGCACATGACCGTCAGGGCCTGCTGGCGCAGGCATCTGCACGATGGGCATAGAGGGCGAGTTCTTTATTGCGTTGAGCAGCTTCGCCTCGTCGGCCGCCGATAGGGAGGGTATGACCACAGAGGCTGTTTCGAGCGCGAACAGGTGGCGAAGCCAGGACTGTGCGCCAGCCTTGGTGAGGTGTCCCTGTGCCTCGGGCTTGGTGGCCCATTCCGGCGCGTGGTCCCAGCCGGCGGCCTCCATGTGTTCTCGCATGCGCGCCACAGTCAGGCCGGGTTGGCCGTACAGCAGCAGAAACATGCGAACGGCTTGGTTCTCGCCTTCGTCATCCTGCAGGTCTTCAAGGGCTGGCGCAGAACAGATAGCCTTCGCAAAGCGCTGCAAAAAGCCGCCCGTGACCAAGAAGGCTTCCTCGCCCCATGGCTTCTTGGATTGGGCGTCCGGGTAGAACTTAGCCGCGCCGGCCGCCAGCGCTGCTTCCTTGATCGCTTCGTCGCTGATTTCGCGCTCTTTGGCAATCTCGGCCCACTCCGCAGCGGCCCAGCGTCGAACCAAGGTGGAAAAGTTCGGCCCGAACAGACCTGCAGTCAGGTCATACCCGCCATCTTTCTCATCTGCCAGGAGCGCGGCCACAATCTCTCCGGCGAGGGCCGTCACAGCCATGCCCGGCACTTTGGTGTCTTGCGTCATTGCGCCACTCCCTTCGCCCGCTGCGCCCGGGCGTGGTCATCACGGCAGTCTGCGTCGCAGAAGCGCAGACCGGAGGCGACAGGCTCGTCGCACCAGTGGCACAGGCCGTTGGCGGCCGGGCCGGGGTTGCGCCGACTGGCTGCCAGGCGCATAGGTGCCTCGCGCTCATCGCGTTCGGCGGTGATGTCTGCTTCGTCAGCCATGGGTTGTCTCCGGTTCGTTCCCCGTCGCCGCTTCCACGGCCTCGCGCAAGTCGTAAGCCGGCGAGCCGATGACGCCCTTGGCGCCGTCGGTCACCGCCCAGGTGTCGTCATCACCGTTCATGCCACGCAGGCACTGCAGGGAGTAGCCGCCTGCCTCCAGGAAGTCGAGCAACTGGGTGTCGCGGCCGGTGGCCGAGCCCCGGGCCAGGCCGGCCAGGTAGCCGGAGAACAGCAGCGCAACGCCGCCGAGGATGGCAAAGACGGCGGTCAGCATGCGGCACCACCTTCACGGGCCTTGGCCTCGCACTTGAGCGCGGCATAAGCCACGCAGTCTTCACCGCTGTCCTGGTGGTAGCCGTCGCGCGTGAAAAAGCGCACGTCTTTCAGGATCTGCATGAAATGCCACCCCTGGGCCTCGGTCATCCCAGCGCCGTGGAACTGGTTGAAGATGGCCACGGTCTGGGCCATCGACCGTTCGCCTTCGGGTTTGTCGTAGGTGGCTGCACGGTCGCGCAGGTGGCCGGCTGCAGCTTCCAGGATGTCGGGCGCCCGGCCGGGAAGATCCGCTGCCGCCAGCTCGATGCTCTCGACCGGGAGGTCTACCGCCTGAGGCACCGGTGTGGGGGCCGGTTGGCTGATGAGTTCGACGAGATCCAGCCCCGAAGCCCGCTGGATGTGATTGCCGCCTTCCGAGGTCCAGTAGATGGGTGCGGGGTTGGGGTAGGCCCCGATAAAGGCGCCTCGTATAGGGTAGGGATACCCTTCATGGACGAAGCTACTGCCTACGTCCTTTATTTCGAACATCGCCCCGCCTCGGGTCCTCCACCGCTGGCCGACCGCCAGCTCTATGCCGTTCACTGACATTTCGCACCTCCTTTGTTGAATGCGAAATTCAGTTTAGCAAAACGAAGCGAAATGCGAAAGTATTTCGCTAAGTTTTGCGATATTTCTTCAACCCCTGGCGCAGCGCCTCGTCGACTGACACACGGCTGCGCAGCCGGTACATCGCGGACTCTTCCACGGTGTCGCGCGCCACGATCCGGTGGACGGTCACCGTGCGGTCGTAACCGGACTGCATCTGGCGCGTGGGCCCGATGCGTTCAATCGCTTGGGCATCGTTCTCGGCGGACCAGTTCGTCGAGAAAAAGACGCACTGGCTTGTGCCGTGCTGCAGACCGTCAACGCCGTGGCCGGCGCTGGCCGGGTGCACAACCAGCATCTGCAGGCGCCCGGCCTCGAAGTCTTCTTTCGCGCCCTTGTCGTCAAGCGTGCGTGCCTTAGGGAAGGCCTTTCGGATGCGGGCGAGATCGCTCTTGAAGTGGTAGAAGACCAGCAGCGGCATGCCCAGGGCCTCTTCCACGACAGACTTCAGCGCTTCAATTTTCTCGTCGTGCACCAGCGCCCAGTTGCCCTGGTCGTCGGTATAGGCCGCGCCGCTGGCGATCTGCAGCAGCTTCTGGCTCTTCGTGCCTGCCGAAAACGCCTCGATCAACTGGCCGTCGATCTCGGTCGCCAGCTCGCGCGCCATCTCGTCATACTGCCGCTGCGCTGGCGCTGGCAGATCCACGTAGATCACGTTCTCCTGCGGCTCGCCTACGTCGACCCAGTCCTTGATGTCGACCACCAGCGTGATGTCGCGGATGGCGTTGCGAATCTGATCCTCTGCAAAGGGCATGGGCTCGATCACTTGCTTTTGCGGATCTGAACCGGGCACCGAGCGGAACCAGCGGTGTGAGAAAGCCGTGAACGAGTTGCCCAGGCGGTGACCAGCGTCGAGGAACCAAGACGGCCCCCAGAGCGCTTCCAGGCCGGCCAAGGCCGGCGTGCCGGTGAGATTCACCCAGCGCTGCACCCGGGTGTGCGCTACGCGCGCCAGCGCCTTCGCCCGGCTGGCGCCTTGGCCGGCCAGCCACTTTTTGCCGGACTTCTTGTGTGTCTGGATGGAGACGCGCAGGCCGCGCAGCTTTGTGGACTCGTCCACGACCACCATGTCGAACGGCCACTCCAGGCCGTAGTTGTCCACCAGCCAGTCCAGGTTATCGAAGTTGATCGCGGTGATGTGGCAGCCGGCCTGAATGGCCGCGCGCCGCTTTTTCTCGTCGCCGATGGCGACAGCGATGGTCATCCAGCCGAAGGACTGGCCGAAACTGGCGATGGCGTCGCGCCAGGTGTCGCGCGCCACACGCTTCGGGCCGATGACCAAGATGCGCCGGACCACGCCGAACAGCAGAAGGACGGCCAGGGCTTCCAGTGTGGCAGCAGTTTTCCCAGAGCCCATGCCAGCGAACACATTGCCCCGCGGCACCCGGAGCATGTGCTCTGTCATTTCCGGCTGCCACGGGCGGGGCGTGTACCGCTTGGTCATTCGGCCGGCGGCAGCAGGATGTCAGCAACCCGGCGCAGAGTCCGCGCCGCATACGCGAACAGCTCAGGATCGCCCACGGCCTCCACCTGGCTGACGATGAAGGTTGCAGCCGCGCCGATCGAGATGTCCAAAGGCTGGCCGGCCGCCGTGACGGACAGGGCGGCGGTGAGTTCGCGCAGCGCGGTGTCGCGCTCGTCTGAGTTGGGGGGTAGGGTGGGCATGGTTCAGACCTTTTTATCGACCAGCAGCCAGCCCGAAGGCACCTTTTGATATTCAATCTCGCCGGATTTGCGCAAGGCTTGGAGTCGAGAATCGAGAAAACGCCATTCGTCCTTGGATTTGTTCCCGCCGGGGCGTGCGTGTTCTACGCTGACGAGGCGTTCGGTCTCCGCTCGTATCTCAGGCTGCGCGAAGAGCTCAGCGAAAGTAGGGTATTTCCGCAAAAGAGAAAGAATCAAATTGTCGAGCTTGGCATAGTTGTGTTTGAAAGAGGGCATTGCAGATTCCATCAGGTGGATTGGCTGTCGATGACATCGACGGTGAAACCCAACGCGCGCAATTCAGCATGGCGGCGCAATTGGTCGGGGCGTGGTGTGCCTTTCGGCTTTTTGTATTCCACGAAGCGGAAATAGCGGGCCACGATCTCTTGATGCTCGGGTGGAATAGGATTGAGCAAAATGTCATCGGGCATGCCGTTACGCCCTGGACTGACAAACTTCAGCAGCAGACGGCCCGCCGCCTTGTGGTTTTTGCGGTCTGCGCGCTCAATGGCAGATTCACGCGGCATCAGGCTTCCTTATTGCGGTTCTTGATTTTGAAGAGATGCGCAACCTGGAATTGCGCGTCGGCCAAGGCGTTGTGAGCGCCTGCACCTTTTTCGCCCGGGTCATATTCAATATGCGGAAACATATTGCGCACGGTGCGGAAGTCGCGCTCGTTGGTGAAATACCAAGGCGCCTTCAGACCCAGCCGCTGGAATGCGCCGCCCACAATCGTCAGGTCGAACGTCGAAGAGTTTCCCCAGGGGCGCACGTCGTCGTGACGGCAGGTCTGCGCGATCCAAGCGGCAAAGTCGGCGAGTACCAGGTCGATGGGCTCGCCGCCGTAGGCCACAGCCTTGCGTGCCTCGTCGCCCTGGCGCAGCCACCAGAGCACGGTGCCTGCGTCGATGGAGCCGCCGTGCTTCACGCTGGAGGCGAGGTTGATCGTGCGGTTGAACGTCGGCCCCAGGGTTTGGGTGTGCAGGTCAAAGAAGACGGCGCCGATCGACAGGAGCGCACCGGCCGGCGGAAGCCCCATCGTCTCGGTGTCGATCATCAGGTCGAAGAACTGAGTCATCGTGCCTGGCCCTTGAACAGATCTTTGAAGACACCGTCGAAAGGATGGCCCTGCCCAACAGGGCGGGTTGCCTCCAGGCGGGCATGGGCTTCGCGCCAGCGCTGCAGCTCTCCGGCCAGGGCGATGGCGTCTCGTGAGAACTGGTCGCGGTTGATGGTCATCCCGTCCAACTGCCGATTGGCGCGCTGGACGAGGGAGTCGAGGTCGGGGTAAGGCACGGCTGGCTCCTTGGGTGCGAAATTCATAACGCAAATGCTAAATGAAATATCGCAAAAAAGAAAGCCCCTTGCGGGGCTGTCGAGCATCAGTCTTTTTTGTACCTATAGGCCTCGAAGCCGGCTGCAGCAAGCGGGAGGTCCGGGGCCCACGCGGGGTTGGTGGCCAGGATCTCGACGAGCCCGGCCGCCGTAAAGTCGTCGGTGTCGGGCACCTCCGTCAAGGCCTCGTCGTGCACCGACAGCACCGGCAGGTAGCCGCGGTTCTCGGCGACGGCCATGGAGGGCGCCAGGATGTCGCGTGCGATGGTCTGGCAGCAGTTGCCGGTCATCTTGCCGCCGTGGGTGAAGACGCGCACCCACTGGCGCGTGGTCTTGCCTTCCTCTGACGCCTCGCCCCAATACGCGATGGTCTCGTCGCGCCCCCGGCCGACAATGTGCGGCTCGAAGTACGTCAGGAACCGGCCGCTGGGCAGGCGCACGACCAGCCACTTCTGCCCGCGGTGCGATACCGTGCGCAGCTTGATGAAGGGTCCGGCGGTGAAAACGGAGCCTGGGTTGCGGATAGCGTCCTTGGCCGCGCCGCCCAGGGCGTACCAGAACTTGCTGGTGGCCGGGTGCCGCGCGCGCCAGGCGAGCTTGCATGTCTCGCTGGCCACCCACTCGATTTCGTCGATCTCCAGGGACTCCAGTTGGGGGTGGCCCCAGGAGGCCAGGTTCTCCCATGCCTTGGCGACGTGCTGGGCCGGCACCATCTGCTGGATGGTGTCCCAGAAGTCGGCCATCTTCAGGCCGTAGCTGCGCGCGAACGTCTGGTATCCGGCCACGCCCCCCTGGTAGCCGGAGGCCAGGTCGGGGACCTTGCCGAAAGCGTTGCGGTTCTTGCCCTTGATCTGCCAGGGGTCCCCGCCGATGATGGTGGCCGCAGTGATGCAGTACAGATCTGGCCCAGTGCCTGCGTCGTAATCGCGGAAAGCCTTGAGCTTCCATTCCTCCCGCGCGATCCAGGCTAGCACCCGGCCCTCGATGTTCGACAGGTCGGCCACCACGAGCTTCTTGCCGGGGGCGGCCACCACGCAACCGCGCAAGGCAGCGGCGCCCAGCAGCATCAGGTTGTCGAAGAACAGGGAGTGAGTGCCCATCTTCAGGTGTTCGATATAGTCTTCGATCACTTCAGCCGAGGGCAGGCCCCGGGACGGCAGGTTCTGGGGCTGGAAGAGTCGGCCTGCCCAGCGCCGCGTGCGGCTGGCGCCGGCGAACTGCAGGCCTCCGCGGAATCGCCCGTCAGGCGACACGGCGGGGTCCAGGGCGGCGTACTTCGCCGTGCTCGTCTTGTTGCTGGCAATGGCCAACTCCATCATCTCGCGCACGTCGGCCGGCAGGTCCGGGTCCCGCAGCATTACCTGGAAGGTGCCGGCCTGGGTGTTGTCGAGTTCGTAGCCCAGGCGCTCGCCGAGGTACACCCGGAATTTCTCGCGCTGGCCGGGGGTTAACTGTCCGCCGGACAACTGCGCGAAGCGCGTGGCAATGCGCGCCTTCTCTTCTACAGCCGCCCGCGCGCCAGCGCGTGTCAGCGCCTGGTCCACCTGGAACCCCCGCTGGTTGATCCGCTGGTCCAGGTGCCACTCGGCGATAGCGGAGGCGTCCCAGTTCCAGGCGGGCATGCGGCGCACGCACTCGCGCATGGCGGTGATGTCGTTGGCGGCGTACTGCTTGAAGCGCTCCCACTCGGCCGGGTGGGTGAGGCGCGTGGCGCGACGGATCTTGCGATTGTCCGGCTGGGGCTGGGTGAACAGGCGCACCAGCTTCTTGCCGTCGGCCAGCTTTGCCATGTCCGCTGGGACCTTCAGGACCCGGCACAGATCGGCGAGGCCGCCGGGCAGGGCGTGCGACAGCGCCATTGCCATGCTGCACCGCCAGCGCTCGTCCGCGATGCGTGGCAGATGCGCCTGGGCCGGGCCGTTGTGGATCGTGCGGTCAAAAAATGCGTTGTGGGCCCAGGCCTCGCTGTCCTTGTCCTCCATGGCGTAGAACAGCTCGTCGTGCATCTCTTCGGCCGTGCAATCCCAGACGCGCGCCGGTCCATCCCCGATGGCATAGGCAACCAGCAGGTCCTCGGCCACCTCGGCATATCGTGCCGTGCCGACCTCTTTCAGATCATGCTCGGACCAGGTCTCGCGGTCGAGCCAGAGAGGGGCGGTCACAGCTCGCAACCCTCGATCTGCACGCCGGCCTCTTCGAACAGCATGCGAGCCTCGGTCAAGCTGGCTGCCCAACGGGCGTCAAAGTCCGGCCGGACGATGTAGACCACCCGGCGCACGCTGCGTTTGGCCAGAATGCGCAGGGCACAACCGGCGCAGGGGTGGTGCGTGACGTACACGGTGCGCACGACGAACGAGGCATTGGCCAGGGCGTTCTCTTCAGCGTGCAGCGTGAGCGACAGCTTCAGGTCGCGGTTCTGCAGGCGCTCGTCGGTGTCTGCGATGCCCGGCGGCAGGCCGTTGTAGCCGAAGGCCACCTGGTTCTTGGTGTTGCCCACGGCGACGGCGCCGACGCGCGTGGAGGGGTCCTTGCTCCAGATTTGCCCGATGGCTTCGGCCGTGGCGAGGAATTTGCGGTCCGTCTGATTGATCACTTTTTGCTCCCTTGCGTTTTGGCAGCAGCCCGCGCGAGCAGGCCGCTGGCGAAAGGCAGTGGTCAGCCGAACAAGCTTTCAAGCGATGCCGGCAGATCCTGGCCCAGGCCCGTGCGCCCTTCTCCGCCCAGCGCCTCGATCAGATCGGGGATGAGCTTGGACAGCTCGCCCGTGGCAATGGCCACATCGGCATCGAAGCCGCCATCGTCCTGCGACTGGCCTTCCATCACGGCATCGAGCAGCGCGATCTTGCGGATCTGCAGGCCTTCGGTCAGCACGAAGCTCACGCGGTCGTCCCAGGTCAGCGCCAGGCGCGTGGGCAGCTTGCCGTGCTCGATGTGCTGGCGTACCTCGTCGATATCCAGAGGGTGGCGCGCGTATCGCACCCCGGCCTTGGACTCGTCGGCAGCCTTCAGTTCGCATTCGCGGTCGACGGAAAAGAGAATCGGTGTGTCTTCCGTGGCCAGCCAGTGCGCCATGGCGGCCTGGGGGCTGGTCTGGGTGTCCAGGAGCGCAAGAGCGAAGCCGGGGAGGGATTCCACCAGCAGGCTGACAACTTCGTCAGCGCGCGCCTGGCTGCCCGTGTCGAGTGCCAAAATGCGCTTCTGGGGGTCGATCCAGACCCACATGGCGCCCTGTTTGGTGAACGCCAGAGGCAGCAGGTCGAGGCGGGCTTCGTCCTTGAGATCCTTCTTTTCCCTCTTGCCGGGCTTGCGGCCCTCGGCAGCCTCGATGGCGTCGGCCTTTTCTTGCACCTTGCGCGCCAGCACGCTGGCAGGCAACATCTTGGCCTCGGTCATGAAGCGCATCACCCACTGGCCGCCGATGTTTTCTACGAGCGCACCGTGCTCTTCGCGACGTGGCGGCACCCAGCCGGCAGAACGTTCTTGCGTCAGGCCGCATTCAGCGAACGGAGACTTTGCGAGGGCAGCTTCCAGCGCGGCGAAGTCAGCAACCCACGAGGCTGCGATGCGGTAGATGATCAGGTTTTTAAACATGTTGGCTCCCTTCCGCGCAGCTTTTTGATCGTCATTTCCAGTTCCTTTTTGAAAAACCCCCTGCCACTGGCAGAGGGTTTGTTTCACGAAGTGCGCGCAGGCCTTAGAACAGGGCGTTGGCGTCGACGGTCTCTTGCGTGACCTCTTCTTCGCCGAAGCCTTCTGCGGAAGTGGGACCTGCGCCGAAGGGCTCACCGTCACGCGCGAACTGGATGGCCTCCAACTTTGCATAGACCTGGTTGGGGATCATTTCGCCGCTGGCTGCCTTGAAGGCCTTGCCTGCGACGAACTGCACCTTCAGGTTGACGTAGCAGCCGCGATAGGGAGCCTTGAGCACGTAGCCCAGTTGGTCCGTCACGTCGATGCCGTTGACCATGCCGCGGCCGTCCTCGGTGATCGTCACAAACTGGTTGTTGAGCAGCTTGGGCGCAACGATCTGCGGGCGCTGCTTGTTGGAGGCACTGATGAACAGCTGATCCTTGAACTCGGGGCGCACGTTGCCGCCATCGTCGATCTTGGAGTTGCCGTCGCGGACCGCCTTGCTATTGGCGCTGATGTTGGCGACCACGTTCTGCGCATTGGGGCCCCAGAGTTCCGTTGCTGCAGCGAGCAGCGCTGCGCGCGCCACTGCGGTTGCTTCGGAGTCCTTGGGGAACAGGGCGACGACCTTGAACTTGGGTTCAGTCTTCTTGCCGTTGATCTCGCCGGCCGCCGCCTGGAAGATGTCGGCCCACTGCAGACGCACGTTTTTCAGGATTACAGGCTTGCTGGATGCGAAGTTCGATGCCATTTTGATTTCCGATCTTTGAGATTTACAAGTTGGCTTTTTGCGTATCGATGGCGCTCGGCAATCACTCGCCGAACAAAGCCGCCATAGGGTCAATAGGCGTGGGCGCGTCCTCGAAACCGTCTGCTTTGCACAGTGCCGGTCGCGGGTCTGTAGCCAAGGCGATCTGCGGTGCAGACTCGCCCTGGGCGATCAGCGGCTGCAGGTCTTTCCACTTGCTGGGTGGAAGCTCTGCAGGCTGCGGGGGTTGGCCTTTGGGGGGCCGTTTTTGTTTGGACATCGCCTCGGCCATTGCCGGGCTGATGAGCTGGAAGAGGTACATGCGGTCGCGCGGGATGCGAGCGGCATGCAGCACTGCAGCGGCAGCCTCTTCGTCACGCCAGGTGCGCTTGGCGGCGCGGCCGGGCACGAGCTTGTATGGCACGCCGTCGTTGCGCACCACTGGTTCTCCGTTCTGCAGCGCGCGGTAGGTGGCCTCTTCGACATCCTTGGCCCACTGCTGGACGAACGGCACCAGGGCGTATTGAGAGCCCAGCTTGAGCGGGTCGGGCCGGCGCAATATGCCGCTGTCTGCCTCGCCGAAGCCGTCGAAGACCGTGCCCAAGGCCTTCGAGGTCTGCGCGTAGCAGTTGCCTTTGGCCCGGCAGAAAAAACAGTTGTCGTAGTCGGGGACGAAGCGCGGTGCGGTGCGCGTCTCTTCAGCCTTGGCGGCCAGGAATTTTTCGACCTCGCGCAGCTCGTCGATGGTGCAGGTGAAGCTGTCGGTGTGGCCGATGAACGGCTGCACGATGGTCATCGTGACCGTCTTGACCTCGCCGAAAACATCGTGTGCATGGACTGCGCCGAGGGCGTAGCTGGCCATCTGCAGGTTGGGGCCCAGCAGCAGCGGCAGGATCTCGCCCGTGATGAAGTCCACAGACTCGTGGCGAATCACCTTGCTGGCGTGGACACGCTTGCGGCCGAACTTCGAGTCCATGACATGGAGCCAGTCGGCGCCCAGCAGGATCACGTCGGCGCTGCCGTAGGCGTCTTCCTCTCCGGTGAACTGACCGATGGGCACGCGCTGCTCGACCAGCAACTCGCCGCCCAGCAGCTGGTGCTGCTCCCGGATGAAGGTCACGGCCGAAACGACCGCGTCGATCATTTCCTGGGTGACTTCGACCTCGGCCTCGACTTGAACCGCTGCGGCCATGCCTGCATGGAACTCTTCGTTCCACGTCTCGCCCTTGCTATCGCTCTCTGGGTGCGACCAGAAAACCAGCTTCGCGCCCAGGTATACCTGCGGGTCGCGGTCGGGGTTGAGCAGCAGTTCCTCCTGCACCTGGTGGCAGGTGGTGCCGGCGCGCGAGGCGTCGCTGTTCTCGTTCGGGATGCCGTCCTGCGCCGCAGGGCTGGCCGTGCACGAGGTCCAGCGGTCTGCGCTGGATGGCGATAGGCGGGCGTGTTTCTTGGACATGGGCGTGTTGGGGAGACAGCTACTTCGCAAACCCCCTCATGGAAGGGGCTTGCTGGAGGGGTTGTCGATCAGCCGAACAACGGGTCCACTTCGGCGCCGGCGCTGGGGTTCAGCAGGCCGTTGACGTGAGCCAGGATTGCGGCGTTCTGGCCCAGGTCCTTCAGGGCGGGCACGTTGGCAGCGCCGGGCTTGAACTTCTGGACGGTGGCCATCACCGCAGTGGCGCCGTGCGCAGGGTTCTGCGCCAGAGACTTCAGGCCGGCGACCACTTCGTCCCAGGTGGGTTCAGCGGCGCCCGAAGTCGCGGCCGAGGCAGTGGCCTGTTGGGCTGTTGCAGAAGGCGCGGTACTGGCACTGGTCTGTTGCGTGGCGGCAGCTTTCTCCGCAGCGGCGAACGCTTCCTTCTTGGCCAGGTAGTCGGTGCTCGACACCTGCGAGAACTCGTTTCCCTGGGGTGCGGCCTCGCCCGGCTTCTGTGCGAACACCAGCTTGTGGGCGTCGCTGGCCCAGTACACCGTTCCCGCCGGGTCGCCATCGACGACATGAGCGGTTTGGGTGCCGGCCGAAGCAGCGGCGGCAGCGGCTTCGTCTGCCTCGATCTCTGCCTTGGTGCGGCGCTTGCGGGTGCCGGTGGCTGCGGTTTCGCCGGCGACTTGCTGGCCGGACTGGAATGCGGCCAGCAGCTGGCGCAGCAGGTTGTTGGTCTCGTCAATCTTCGCTTCGATGGTCATGGTTGGCTCCGTAAAAACTTGCGAAATTGCGTTTGCGGAGCCTGCATTGTGCACGACATTTCGCGTTTGCGAAATAGCCGAGCCAAGTTCGTGGATTTTTGCGACACGATTTTGTGAAAAGCGAAATTCAACGCTAAAGTGCGCCCATCGCAAACACAACCAAGGAGGCTGCGATGTTCGCTTTCCTCAAGCCGCGCACCGTGGCGCAGCTGCGTGAGCAGCAACTGAAAGAGGCTGAAAGGTCCCTGCTTACTTGGCAGGCTTCCCTCGAAGACGCCACCGCCATGAGCAAGATGTTTTCGGAGCGCGTGGCGCGCCTGCGCGCAGCAGTCGCCGCACAGCAAGCCGCCGAGGGCACCCGTGGCTGAGCGCATCACGCAACAGCAGTCCCTCGCGCTGCAGCAGCTGCTGCGAGAAAAGCCGATGGGGTACGCCGACCTGGAGCTGGCCACCCGCATGGCCGCCCGGCGCCTGGCGCGCTGGATCAAGAAGCATCGCGCTGATCTGCACGTGTCCGCCTGGGCCCCCGACAAGAACGGCCGGCTGTTCGTGCCGGTGTTCGCCTGGGGTCGCCAGCCGGACACACCGCGCCCGGGGCGTGCACTCACCCCCGCGGAGCAGATGCGCAAGACGCGCGCCGCGCGCGGCCGCGCAGTTGCAGGGGCTCGTTGAGATGCCGCGCCGCTTCCGCTGCCCTGCATGCCGCACGCGGCGCACGTCGTTCGTGCTGCTGATCAAGCACTGCTCCGACCACAGTCACGCCGTCTGCACCTGCGGGGGCTACCACTACGCGCACCGGCCGGGCTCCCCGTGTTGCGAGCGCAACCCCATGGCTCCTGTGCACGGCGCGCTGCGTGCAGGGGCCGACAACGACGATGCTTGGCGCCTGACGATGGACATCGTCTGGGAGACGCCGGGCAAACCAATGGAGAAATGGCGATGACACCTGAGCAACAAGAGCGGCTGGAGAAGCTGCTGCGCACCCACGAAGGGCGCCTGCAAGACGTGGCCAAAAAGCATGGTCGCAGCCAGGTCAGCGACGCCGCGCTGCAGGTGACCCGTCTGCGCCAGCGAGGCGCCGTTGTGGCATTGGTACGAGAGCTGATGGCCGAGCATGTGCGCTCGTTGCCTGCGGCGCCAGCCAGTGCAATCAAGGATGCCTTGCGTTCGCCTGGCTGGCTCACCCACGCCCAGGCCTGGGACGCAACCAGTGCGGTGGAGCGAGTGCTGATCGACCACGGAGTCTGCGGAGTGGCGAAAGCATGAAGCGCTCAGGAAAGGTTGGCGCCTTTGCATACGCCCAACTCATCAAGGCCCTGCACGAAGGGCCTTACTCGCGCGCCGAGTTGGCAGAGATCACCGGGCTGCACACCCAGACAGTCGGTCACTACGTCGACGAGCTGCGGCGTGCGGGACAGGTGTTCATTGCCGCCTGGGACCAGCCGGCCGACGGCGGCCGTAATCTGGTGGCGTGCTATCAGCTCGGGCAGATGAAGGACGTGCAGCGCCCGAAGATGAGCGGGGCGCAGCGTACCGCCGCGTGCCGTGCACGGAAGCTGCAAGGCCTCGTGACCTGGCCTGGAGGTGTCCATGCGTAGCCCGAAGAAAGGCCGTACACCCAGCGGGCTGGAATCTCTGGGCCGGCTGCAAACCATCCACTGCCTGCGTTGCGAGAAGGAGAAAAGCGGGGAGGGCGCGCGGCCGTTCAAGGCCTTCAAGGTATGCGCTGAGTGCTGCCAAGTCCTGGATTCTCTGCCTGTGGCGGCCAAAGATGCGGTCTCGCGTTAACACCCGTCTCCCGGCGGCTGCAGATCAGCGCAGCAGGCGAACGACTTGGCGCAGTTTGCTTTCGCGCGCCTGGCCCGCGTGTTCTGCAGCCTCGTCGTATGCCACGGCCACCAGGTTGGCGAAACGATCGGTGGGCAGAGAGACCTTTTCCTCTTCCAGCAGCCGGTTGACCAGTGTGATCACCTGGGCGAGCTGGCCGGGGTCGATCTGTGTCGTCACGACAGCCGATTGGGCTGGCAATTCAGGCGCAGCTTCCTTGTCCAGAGATCCTTCCTCCAGCTCCAAAGCCTTTTCCAGGCGCCGCATGGTCTTCTCGGTCGGCGATCTCGTGGGGTTCGGGCCGAAGATCTGGCTGAGGAAAGCTGCGTTTGCGTAGCCCATCTTTGCCGCCGCCTTATTCACGCCGCCAACGGCTTCCATTGCTTTGCGTGCATTTGCGATACGGAGGCTGGTGAGATCCATGGTCTGTGTCCTGAAGTGATTCGCATCAACGATAGCGAATACCGAAGTATTTTACAAGCTGACCTTGTAAAAAATGTGAGCATAGAATCGTTGCTAGGCTTACGTTTATCGCGTGTGCTATACGCTTGCGCGTGTTATTGTGCAAACGCTAAATGAATGCGACAATTCAGCACATGCGACAACCTCTCCCCCCTCCATCCACGCCGCTCCTGGCCCTGCTGCGTCAGCTGGGCTCGGATGAGCGCCGAAACGACTTTGCCACCCTGGCCGGCACGACTACCGCCTATCTCTACCAGTTGGCCACCTGCAAGCGTGGCGCCTGCCGTTCTCGCCTCGCCAAGGGCATCTCCGACGCATCGCTGGTGATGCATAAACGCCACGGTACGGAGATCATCACGATGGACACGCTGGCGAGCATGTGCCCTGTGGATCGGAGCTGAGCATGTACGTCCGATACCAACAGTGCGCCAAGTGCGGCCAAAAATTCCTGATGCCTCGGGTTCTGTGGAACCACGAGCTGTTCTGTCAGCCCAAGTCGGCCGGCTGACCCATGCGATTCCTATCCCTCTTCAGCGGCATCGAGGCCGCGAGCGCAGCGTGGGCGCCGCTCGGGTGGGAGTGCGCAGGCGTGGCGGAAATTGACCCGTTCGCCTGCGCCGTACTTGCTGCTCGGCACCCGCATGTGCGAAACCTGGGCGACATCACCAAGATCACCGAGATGGACATTGCCTCCCTTGGCTCGGTGGACCTCGTGATTTTCGGATCTCCCTGCCAGGATCTGTCGATCGCTGGCAAACAGAAAGGACTTGCCGGTGAACGCTCTGGCCTCTTTTTCCCCGCCATCGACATCATCACCTGGTCCCGGCTCTGGTGCGGAACTCGATTTGCTCTTTGGGAAAACGTGCCCGGAGCCCTCAGTTCCAACAAAGGGCGAGACTTTGCAGCAGTGGTTGACTCATTGGCAGGTCTGGACGGAACCACCGTCCCCCCCAAAGGCTGGGGTACGGAAGGCTGCGCAGTCGGCACAGAAGCAATGGTCGAATGGTCAACTCTGGACGCGCAATGGTTCGGAGTGGCGCAGCGGCGCCGTCGCGTGTTCGCTCTCGCAGATTTTGGAGACTGGGCCGGTCGACAGCCGATTCTTCTTGAGCCCAAAGGCTTGCGCGGGGATTCTCCGCCGAGCCGAGAAGCGGGGCAAAACATTGCCGGCAGTCTTACAGCAAGCGCTGGGCGCCGTGGCGGAGTCAACGACCCTGAGCGCGGCCAGCTCGTAGAGACCGTTGCAACGCTCGATGCCAGCTTCGGGCGTCTGCAAGGGGCCAGTGGCCAGGACGCAAACCACGGGCACAGCCACCTCATTCCACAGACGGCGCATACGCTGCGCGGTGAAGGCTTCGACGCCAGCGAGGACGGCACGGGGCGCGGAACACCGCTGATCCCCATTCCCTTCGACACCACGCAGATCACCAGCGCGGCCAACTACAGCAGCCCCAAGCCTGGTGATCCGTGCCATCCGCTGGCGGCCGGTGCACACGCGCCCGCTATCGCCTTCGACTGCAAAGCCTCCGGTCAGAACGGCTTTGGTGTAGGGCCTGTGACCTCGACGCTTCGGTCGATGGGCCACGCGGGTTCTCATCAAAATGGCGGGGGCCATGCAGCGGTGGCGTACAGCACCAAACTCCACAACACGGCCAGCAACCAGGCGGGCAAGGTGTACCCCGAGTACACAACCGCTCTTGATGCCAACAGCCCGCCGCCAGCTTTGTTATCCACTTGGGCGGTGCGCCGTCTCACCCCCGTTGAGTGCGAGCGCCTGCAGGGATTTCCGGACGGACACACGCGCGCCCCGAACTGGTCGGGCTGGCGCGCCATGGACGACAGCGAGACGCCCGACCAGTGCATGGCTGCTGGACTCGAGGTTCGCCAGAACAAAAAGACGGGGCGCTGGCGCGTCAAGGATGTCGACGGCCCTCGCTACAAGACCCTAGGCAACTCCATGGCGGTGCCCGTGATCCGCTGGATAGGGCAGCGCATCGAGACAGCGCTGCTGTTCGCCTCGTAGCGCAATCCCCCTCAGCCAAGACCGACGCGCTGCCGTCGGTCTTTCTTTTTGTTATTTCGCAAATGCGATATACAATTTAGCGACGCCAGCCTACATCCACAGCATCCGCAGAACCCCGTGGGCAGGGGCCTCGAAGTCCTCGTTTTGCGGCGAGGTCATGGCTGGCGCTCTACTTCCCGGCCCCTGCCCACGGGGTGTTCGCAGAACAGGTCGCCAGCCTATGTCTTCGCCCGTCACCCGTCGTCTGCTCGCGCAGGCGGTTCAAGATCTCGTCAAGACCAACGCACCAACGGCCGAGCACTATGCCGCCGTCACTGAAGCGCTGGCGGCCTGCGCCACCGAGGACATCGGCCACCCTGTGCGCTGCGCCTTCATCGGCTCTGCCAAGAAACCCGCGAGCCAGCCTGCATGACTTTCTCCCCTCCCGATATCCCCCAGGTGCTGCGCGAGCGCAAGCAGTGGCTCGTTTGGCGCCTGGTCAAGAAGCCCGACGAGCCCAAGCCCCGCAAGGTCCCTTTCTACGCCAACGGCGCGCCCCGCAACGGAGAGCAGGGCACGGTCGAGGATCTGGCCCAGCTCACGACGTTTGACGCTGCAGTGCATGCCGTGCGCGAGCGCGGCTACACCGGCCTGGGCTTCGCGCCCATCGCCAACGGCGGCATCGTCGCCCTGGACTTCGACGGCTGTGTGTCCGGCGGCCAGATCACCGACGCGCGCATCGAGGCCCTGATCTCGGACACCTACGCTGAGTTCTCGCCCTCCGGCACTGGGCTGCGCGCCTTTTACCTGGGCGCCATGGCCAGCCGCAAGGACAACGCCCACAAGTCCAAACGCGTCGGCGGGCAGGCTGGCGCGGCGCGCCTCGACGGCCTTTTCGACATCGAGTTCTTCGGTCACAACGGCTTCGTGACCGTCACCGGCGAGGCCACGCCAGACACACATCTGTGGGGCCTGCAGGACACCGTCGCCCCGGTATCGCCCGGCGTGCAAAAGCTCTACGCCCAGCGCTTCGGCGACACAGGCCCGCTGCCCGTGCCGGGCGCCTTGACGGTCACCGGCGAAGCCAACCTGGCCGCCCTGGGCCCGGAAAAGTTGGGCTGGACCATGGACCAGGCGCGCGAGTATCTGTTCGACTGCAAAGCCAGCGTCTCGCGCGCCGAGTGGCTGAATGCGCTGATGGCGCTGCACCACGAGTTCGATGGTTCAGAAGACGCGCTGGACCTGGCTGACGAGTGGAGTGCCACCGGCGACAGCTACGCCGGCCGCAAGGACGTGGAAGGCCGCTGGGACTCTTTCGGCCGAGACCGTGGCGGCCCGCCAATCACCGGCCGGTGGCTGCTGTCCTGGCGCCGCGACCAGATGGCGGCGAGCAACGACGAGCGCATGCGCGGCGCGCTGGCCGAGATGCAGAGGCTGCTCAAAGAGGCCCCGGACATGCTCACACTGCAGACGCGTGTCATGCCGGACGTGTCCCGCCTGCTGCTCGAGTTCCCCATCTTGGAGATCGAGGCCTACAGCCTGGTGTCCGGCCGCGCCAAGGAATTCGGCCTGGCCATCAACAAGACCGAGTTCAAGAAGCTCATCAAGGTGGAGCGCCCGCCGGCCGCAGCCGCTGTCGCGCCGCTGACCGAGTTTGGCAACACCGAGCGCATGCTGGCGCGCTACGGCGACAGCCTGATGTTCTGCCCGGACACCGCCACCTGGTACGTCTGGACGGGCGTGTACTGGCGTACAGCCATGGGCGGTAACACCGAGGTTGCGCACTACGCCAAGGAGACCATCAAGGATCTGCCCAGCGAGGCGGCCAGTCACGCCGACCCGGGCGAGTTCTTCGCCTTCTGCAGCCTGAGCCAGCGCGCCGCCATGGTGGCGGCCATGGTCAAGCTGGCCGAGAGCGACCCGCGCGTCTGCGTGCCGTCCTCGGAGCTGGACAAGCACAGGCACCTGCTGGGCGTAAAAAACGGCGTGGTCGACCTGCGCACCGGCGCGCTGATGCCGGCCTCGCCCGACCTGCGCATCACCTTGTCTGCCGGCTGCGAGTACAACCCCGGGGCGAAGTGCCCGCTTTTCGAGCAGACCCTACGCGACGTGTTCTTCGACGACCTGGAAATGGTCGAGTACGTCGCGCGCACGTTCGGCTACGCGCTGCAGGGCCAGCCGCGCGAGGACATGATGTTCATTGCCTTCGGCAACGGCGCCAACGGCAAGAGCACGATCTTCAACGCAGTGCGCAAGGTCTTCGGCGGCTACGCGCGCTCGGCCGACGCCGCCTCGTTTATCAGCGACGCCATGGGCGGCAACGCCGGTGGGCCGCGGGAAGACCTGCTGCGCCTGCGCGGCGCGCGGTTCGTGTACGTCAACGAGCCTGACGAGGGCGGCGAGCTGCGGGAAGGTGCCGTCAAGGCCATGACTGGCGGCGACGCGATCACGGCGCGCGGCATCCAGGCCAAGCACTCGATCGAGATCGAGCCCACGTGGACCGTGTACATGCCCACGAACCACAAGCCCATCATCAAGGGCACCGACAACGGCATCTGGCGGCGCATGGGTCTGCTGCCCTTCGAGCGCGACTTCCGCAACGACCCCCACATCGTCAAGGACGACCAGCGGCGCGAGAAGCTGGAGGCCGAGCTGCCCGGCATCTTGGCCCTGATCGTGCGCGCCGGTATGCGCTATCGCCAATCAGGCCTGAATCCCCCGGCCAAGGTGCTGGCCGCCAGCGCCGACTACCGCAAGGACATGGACCTGCTGGGCGAGTGGATCGAAGAGTGCTGCGAGATCGACGAGAACCTGCACACCAAGGTCTCGGACCTGTGGGAGTCGTGGGAGACCTACGCGCGCCGGCGCGGCCTTGTCCGCTTCATTAGCTCGTCCAAGGCGCTCGGCCGCCGCCTCGACTCCCGCTTCCCCTCGGACAAAGGATCCAAGGGCGTGCGCATCCGCCGCGGCATTGGCCTGCGCGATATCGCCGACGTTTTCTGAAAGACACCTCATGGACCGACAAAACACCACCCTCGACGACATCGCCTCGGTCATCGGCTTCAGCGCGACGCTGCGCCTGTCGGCCTGGTACGGCAACGGCAACAACCTCTATGTGCCCACCACGGTGGAAGAGGGGCAGGTGCTGGTGCTGCTCATCGGGCGCAGCGCAGCCGAGCGTCTGTCTCAAGAGTTCGGCGGGGATCACCTGGCCGTGCCACGCATCGTCTCCTACGACGAGGATTGCCGCCGTCAGCGGGTGGCCACGATGCTGTCCCGAGGGTTCAGCACCCGCGAGGTCAGCCGCATCGAGCGTGTCAGCGAGCGGCGTATCCAGCAGATCTGCCGGGAGCTGGAGCAGGTGGGCATCATCGCGCCTCTGGGCCCATCGGCAGAGAACGATTGTTGGGCGCCGCCGGGGGCGCTTCAGGAAAAAGCAGAGGGGGAATTTTCCAGAAAAAAGCCCCTCGGGAAAAGGGCATCGGAAAAATGCCAGGAAAAAGGCCCCCAGAAAAAGCGGGGTGTCAAAAGTCAGACCTCTGTCATCACTGACATCGAGACCGCGAAAGAGGCTCCAGCCTCAACGGTAATTGGTGCGATGGTTCTGCAACTGCACGAACCGGCTTGACCGACAGAGCGTCTGAAGGGGCGCACACATTTCTCTCCAGAGGTGTGCTTAGCGCACGAAAATGTTCGGCAGCTTTCAGGCTGCCGATTTCATTCCTGTCATGCTCAATGGGTCGCCGGGAAGTCATCCGGCAGTAAGTGCGCATCCACCGAGGCAGCAGCATCCAGTACGGCCGATCGGTCACATTCGTTGGCCGCAGCCCACGTCCCCACAGCCTCTTGCAGCAGGGCAACCAACGGACCCATAGTCTCTCCTCGTTGAGCTCCGTACTCGTGCAGCGCACGCCGGCCGATCACAAGCAGGCAGCCCGCCGCAAGCACTTGGGGGGTGTGATTTGCCAAGGGCGTTTGTATAGGGAAGGGGTCCGCCTGGGGTGTCGTTGTCATAACTGAAGCTCCTATGGATGCTGTGTGCTGTACGAATATACAGTAGTTATGCGAAACCTGTACAGGGGTTTTCTCGTCCGGTGCTGCGTCTGCGTACGTGAGCAGCACCAGGGTGTTCCCACCCAAGTGGCCACCCAAAACCTAGCATTCATGCGGGTTGCCGCAGGATTGCTAGTGCGCAGCAGGCCACCCCAATACCTGTTTGGCCCCGTGGGCAGCACTAGGCGGCCTGATTTCAAATTTGAACGGGCGACCCCTCCCACCCCCCAGGTCTGATTTCAAATTTGAACGGGCGACCCCTCCCACCCCGGGGTGTGCTTCAGTACAGGCCTTAGAAAGGGTTTTACCCGTGGGATTGGGCCCACTCTGCGGGTCAAAAAACTGACGCAAGACGTCGAGCCTATAAAGTGCGGGCCAGGAATTTCGATCTGCATAGGCCCAGTAGCCGACCTAGGAGACCGGCCGGTTTGGTCACTGGAGTGCTTGCATGTCGGGCAGTGGGCCTCGCCAATACTGCAGCCCATCGCGCTTTTTCAGCGCCCTTGGCAAGCCAAGCGGCGCGTTCTTCCATGGCCTTGTTTGCTGCAGTTTCGGTTTTCATCTCGCGCGCCCGCCAGGTCTTGTTGCTATGCAGCTAGTATAGCAAACGCGAAATGAAGATGCTATGCAAAAATTTCGCAAAAAGCGATATGCGATCTATGTGGGCTGCCATGACGCAAAAAAGCCCCGTTGTGCGGGGCTTGTGTGTGGAGAGGGAGGGCGGCTCTGTTGGCCGATGGCGCGGGCCGGCTTGGTGTTGTCGCTGGTGCTCGGCGGAGGGTGGAGGTCCGCCGGGATGAGTCTCGCGCTACTCGCGGCCCAGCTCGGTCAGCGTGTCCTGCAGTATCTTGATCAACTGCCCAACGTCCTCTGGCGGCATCTCAACCCACGTGGTCGTGACGGGCAGGCCAGCGGATGTCTTGGCTGTGTGCTTGATCCCGATGAGCGTCTTGCCGTGCTCAACGCGAGTGCGAACGCTGGTGAACTGGAGCAGGGGTGCAGGAGTCATACCCCTATAGTGCATGAAAAAAGCCCGCACAAGGCGGGCTTCGTCGGGCCATTCGGACTGCGGTCAGTGCGTGGGCGGCGCCAGGCGGTGAATGAACGATATGAGAGACGACTCGTCGATACCAAGCGATGCGAGCTTCCGCTTGTGGTTGGCAATACGCGCTGGGTGGCCATTGCACAGGCCGTTGGTCGAACACACATATTCTTCGGCGAGGGTGCAGATCTGCCGGACGTGCCATTCAATGGCTTCCATAGGATCTGCAGGAGGCGTCAAGCGGGCGCGCTTAGGAGTGACGGAAACGTAGATGGATGCGGTATCGGTGGATACGCGGAGGGCTGCAGAACGTGCCATGGTGAGTGCTCCTGTTCAAGACTTACAAGGCCTTGCTCAAGCGTTATCACGCGCAGGAACAAGGCGGCCGGGAGGTTGATAACCTAGGAACAGCTAGGCGGACTTCTTTCCCCTTGCGGGGTGTTGTATCCGTCGCCCTCCCGGCCATAAATCAATCTGGCACAGGCGCAAAAAAGCCGCATTGCTATCGGGTGCGGCCATCCACTGTTCTCTAGGAGTTATCACGCTCCACCCCTTTCGGAGTGACGTCAGTATATCCCGAAGATTTTCCCGTTTGCAAGCACTTTTTGTAGTGTAGCAGAAATTTAGCAAATTGGATGTTTTAATCAGGACCACGAGTAAACAAAATGCGTTGCTCGGCAAGGTCGAACGCGCACCAGGCGAATTTCGATCCCGTATACCCCCCGTAACTATTTTTGGCGTTAACGAGTCCTGAATACGCTATCGCTGCGTGCCAGGTTGGATAATCAAGTGCAGGAGCCGCATTGGCGGAGCGCGTAAACGCATCAAATTTTGCTGAGTCAGGGTCTTTTAACTTTGTGCGGATTGCTGCCTGACAGGCCGCATAGTTCCGCGCCAGTGTTGCCTCACTAGGAGGCGTGATGGGCCCGTTTTCATCAATAACTTTTTGAACACGGAGTTTGCTAAGCGCGATTTCCTTACTCAATTTGGCCGACGCTTTATCAGAATCAGCCAAGCGCCTATCGAAGCAGTCGCTCCGATATCTGTTTTCAGCAATCTCACAGCCATTAGAAGCTTTGATGTCTACAGCCTTTGCGTCTGGGGCGCATGGCGTCTGACTGTATGTGTTGCCGCATTTGTAGACCGGTTGTGCATGGACACTAAAAAATGCCGATGTCAAGATGGTAATTAGAGCTGCGTAGCCCCGCATGTATCGATCCCTTAAATAAATTTAAACACCGAATAGACAAGGGTAGCAACTGCGATAGCCGCTAAGGTCGCCCATAATCTTCTGCGTTCTCGCTGCTTAATTTGTGTACGTATTGCACTCAATTCAGCAATGCGCATACTGTTGTATTTGCCATAAACAATTCCACAATTTCCGCAAACAGAGCCCTCTTTTATTCGGGGCCATGCGCATTTCGGACATTTGGGTGTTGTCGCCTCTGTATCTAATTCTTCGATGTGTGAATGCCGTGCAACGGCATCTCGGCTCACTGGATCTCGTGCTGTAGCATCTTTTAGAAGATCCTGCAGCGTGGTGTCTGGAATATCCTGTCGCTCGGAGTTTTTGCGAATTGCGTCGCACACCGCTTCTAGAGGGCTAATATCCACGCTGCTTATTTGACTCTGCGGACTCTCTTCGCCCCGTGAGTCAATCTCCGAGCGTTTGAATTGCGGGGGCGCATAAACTGCACTCCCATACCCACATTTGCACCGCTGTAAAGCGCTGTCCCCTAGCCGGTACAGCGTAAACCTATCACAAGCTTTGCAGTACGAACCCGCCATGTGCGTACTGTATCAGGGTTCATCGGCGGCCTGCCTGCGCCATCTGCACAGCACTGGGCACTGGCGTCCCATCAACATGTTGTGATCAGGCTACGTGCCTGGTGGCGTAGCACCCCCGCCTCGTAGGTGGGTGGCATGTGTGGCGTTTGATCAGCAGCCATCAGAGCCGATGGGCCGTGCTCGTCAGGAGCAACTAGCTAATGCCACACATGCCGCCTGCTTTTAAGCCGTGTTCTGCGCGGCTGCCGGGCGCGGGGGACCCTGACGATAAATTTAAGCGCCGCGGGTCTCATTGAGCCCGGGTAAAACCTGGCCCGAAAATTTTAAAATTGGCTTGCGTCACTTCGCAAAAGCTAAAAATCAGCGCAGTTTGCTTATTTTTTAAGCAAAAAACCTAAAAAGGGTGGCGTAGGTGGCGTTTAAATGGGGTTTTAGAATTGATCTCGTCTGCGCGGGGTATGACCAATTTAAAACAGCCCTTCAAACGCCACACATGCCACCCGCTTAAAATTTAAGCAATTTTGGAACCGGCCGCCGAACCGGCAGCGCGGCGCCGCACCCCCTGGAAAACGAATGGCGTCGGGGCTTGTGTCGCAAACGCGAAAAATGGACAATCTGCGAAATGCATGCAGATTTCGACCTTGGCGCGGATGGGATAACGGAGTTGCCTCCGGGCTTTCGCCGCGGGCCGTACATCCCGCGCGGTGGCCGGGCTCCGGGCTACTCGCCGAAAAAGGCGACCGAGATGGCCCGCCGTATCGAGGCCGGGGAAGACGTAGGGGATGAAGACCTCGAGTCCGCAGATGGACAGTTGAGCCTCACCACGCGTCACCTGCTGGCGAAAGCCCGCAAAGAAGCGGCACTCGCAGGCCTCAACGAACTGCAGCTGAAGGTCAAGACAGGCGAGTACCTACCGCGCACCGCTTACCGCGAGGCCACGGCCACACTGGTTGCATCCCTGTCGCAGGGGCTTCGGTCGCTACCCGACACGCTGGAGCGCAAATTCGGCCTGGCGCCCGAGGTGCTGCAGGACATCGAGGTGGCGATTGATGAAGCCTTGAACCACATCGCCGACGAGCTGGCGCTGTTCACAGAGGCAAAGCCGTGAGCGACCACTACGCCCAGGCACTGTCGGACGCGTGCAGCGGCTTCGAGGCCTTGAGGCCCCCCAACCGGATGCGTGTCAGCGAGGGGATCGCCGACACACTGGTGATCCAGCAGCCCGGCTCGCCAAAGACCTCTTGGTCTCCTGCCGAAACCCCGTACATGGTCGAGCCTGCAGACGCCTTGGCCAGCCGCAGGCATGAAGCCGTGGTGTTCGTAGGCCCGGCCCGAACGGGCAAGACTGCGTCGCTGCTGCTCGGATGGATGGCACACACCGTGGTGAACGACCCAGGGGACATGCTGTTCGTGCAGATGTCCAAGGACAAGGCCCGAGAGTTTTCCAAGACTGACGTGGACCGCGCTATCCGGTACTCGCCCAAGGTCCAGGCCATGAAATCCGACAGGGCGGTGGACAGCAACACCTTCGACACGATGTTTCGGCATGGCATGTGGGTGCGTATCGCCTGGCCGACCGTGGGCAACGTCTCAGGCTCGACCTATCGGTACGTTGCAATCACGGATATCGACCGGATCGAAAATGCGGAGAACGTGGACGGGGAGGGCCCGCTGTTCGACTTGGCCAAGAAGCGCACCACGACGTTTCTCTCGCGCGGCATGACGCTGGTGGAATCCAGCCCGGGCTACCCACTGGAAGATCCGTCTTGGCAACCGGCAACGCCGCACGAGGCGCCTCCCACTGGCGGGATTCTGTCGCTCTACAACCGCTCCGATCGCCGACGGTTCTACTGGCGCTGCCTGGATTGCCGCGCCTGGTTTGAAGCAGCCCCCGGCCTTTCGTTGTTCAAACGCTTGCCGACCATCAAGCAGCTGCTCGAAGAGATCCGCACGATGGATATCCCGACGATGGCGAAACACTACGGGCAGGTGGTGTGCCCGTACTGCGGCAGCGAGCCCGGGCATCAGATGAAGGGCGCACTCAACAAGGCCGGCATATGGGTTCCCGATGGCTGCAGCCTTTCGGACGAAGGGCATTTTGTCGGCAGCCCGCGCACGTCAACGATCAGGGGCTATTGGTTGGGGGGCGTAGCTGCGGCATACCAGTCCTGGGAATCGATCGTTGCGCAGCACCTGTACGGATTGCAGGATTACGCGCTGACGGGCAGCGAGCAAAAGCTGAAACAGACCACCAACACCGACCAGGGCATGCCGTACATCGAGCGTCGGCTCGTGGAGGCCCGAGGCAGCGGCACGACGCCGCGAGACAGGGCAGAAGTCGACCTAGAGCGGTTCATTGCTCCGCCGGCGGCGCGCTGCATCACGGCCTCGGTGGACGTGCAGGGCGGCCAAAACGCGCGATTTGATGTGCAGGTGCATGCTGTTGGACCTGGCGGCGAGCAGTGGGTCATCGATCGTTTCAAGATCACGGAGTCGAAGCGCCCGGGCATCGGGAAGAACGAGTTCGCACCGCTTGATCCAGCCTCGTACCCTGAAGACTGGGATCTGTTGACGGAAAAAGTGCTGTTGGGCACCTGGCGCACGACGACAAGGGACCTTGAGATGCACCCCATCGGCGTGATCGTCGACACCGGCGGCGAGGCCGGCCGTGTGATGGTGCAGGAGCAGGGCGGTAGCGGGAAGCAGAAGAAAGCGCGGGTGTACGAGGAAGGCAAGACGGGGGTCACCCACAACGCCTACGAGTGGTATCGACGCGTGCGGCAACTGGGCCTCGCCAAGCGGGCGTTCCTGTACAAGGGCGGCTCCACAAAGGACGCGCCTGACATGCGCGAGAACATGGTCGGAAAGAACGGAAAGAAGGGCCGCGATGATGTGCCGCTGCTGCTGTGCAACCCGAACAAGCTCTCCGACCAGGTGGACGCCGGCCTGCGCCGCCAGACGCCCGGGCCCGGCTACATCCACTTCCCGGCCCCCCGCCACCCAGACACCAACCCCGACGGCTGGGTTTCTGCAGCATTTTTTGACGAACTGGAGGCGGAAGTGCGCGGCAAGGACGGCACCTGGCGCAAGCTGCGTGCGCGCAACGAGACGTTCGACCATTGCCGCATGCAGCGCGCGCTGTTGCACCGCCTGGGCGTGTTTAAGGTCGAGGACTGGGCGCGCGTACCCGCGTGGCTGGCGCCGTTTGAGAAAAACGCCCTGGCTATCACGCGGCAGGATCGCCGTGAGGTCCAAGCCAACGAGATCGTCTCACAACCTAGCGCTGTGCCTTTGCCTGCGAGACCGCCGGCCAAACGCCGCGCGCGGCGGTCATCGGTAGCGGCCCTTTGATCTGGTAGGGTATTGTTTTAATTTCGCAAATGCGATATGATTTCAACCAGATCGCAGCACAGTACCGCAACTCGGCATGCCCGGGGAGAGCGGACCAGAAGGTCTTCAGGTTTGCCCAGGACTGATACGGCGCCTTGACGCCTCGGAAAGACGAGGACCACCAATCGAGTGCTTTCGCCGGGAGTCACCTCGATAGAGAGGAACGAGCCTACGACCAGACAAAGGCGGGTTGACCACCTGCACGAGCGAGGTCGCAAAACGGGGGTCACGAAAGTTCTCGATTGGTGGCGTTGCGCACACCGACAGATGTCTCCTTGGCTGCCACCACGGCCTTCACCCCGCTCCGGCGGGGTTTTCTTTTTGTTTCCGGCATTTTCGCAAAAGTCCGAAACTTAACCGCAGCAGCGTTTCGCAGGTGTTTGGCAAACTGCAGGACCATGAGCACCACCACCGAAGATGCCGCAACCCTGCGGGGCTACGTCAAGGCCTTGAACAAGGCCATTGCACGCGGCGCGCGCTCGGTCACGCTCGGCGGCCAGACCATCACGTACAACACGACGGAATCATTGATGAAGGCCCGCAATGACATGCAGGCCCAGCTCGCTGCAGCTGAGCGCGCGGCTTCGAGCCAGAAGGTGTCGCGACAGAACTATGCCGTGTACGGCGGTCGGGATTTCTGATGGCGCCGCGATTCACGGCAAACGGCAAGCGCATCGGCCGGCCGCCAAAAAATCCGCAAACAGCGCAGGCGGAACCGCCAGTGTCCGCCGAGGACGCGGCTATGGGTCGTGCCTTCCGGCAGTTCATGAATCGATACGACGCCGCAGGCCGTGGACGGCGCATGGCATCGTGGAATGCACCTTCCACCGGGCCGAACCAGGCCATCAACGCTGCGTTGCAGGTTTTGCGCGATCGCTCAAGCGACTCCGCGCGCAACGACTGGTCGAGCGAGTCGATCATCCAGAAATGGACGACGACTCTGGTCGGCATCGCCATCACCCCGCGCTTTCACCGGATCAAGTCCAAGGAGCGCAGGCAGGAGATCAACGACCTCTGGACGGACTTCGTTCGCCAAGCAGACGCTGACGGGGTGCTTGATGCCTATGGCATGCAGACCCTGGCGGTGCGCAGTTGGATCGAGAGGGGCGAGATGTTCGGCCGCCGTCGCTACCGGAAGGCCTCGGACGGTCTCGCCGTACCCATGCAGGTGCAGCTGCTGGAAGCCGACATGGTGCCGAACTTCGACGCGGACACCTACACCGGCCTGCCGGTCAACAACAAGATCCGTTCGGGCATCGAGTTCGACAACCGCGGCAAGAAGATTGCCTACTGGGTCTACAAAGAGCACCCAGGCGACGGCGTTTGGTCTGGCGCCGGCGGCACGCCTGACGCCACGGCCTTGGTGCGCGTTCCTGCAGAGGACATGTTCCACATGTTCGAGCCGAAGCGCATCGGCGCGCGCCGCGGGGTGCCGACGTTGGCGCCCATCTTGGCCAAGCAGCGCAACATCCTGGACTACGAGGACGCCACGCTGGAGCGGCAGAAGATTGCCAATCTCTTCGTGGCATTCATCAGCCGGTCATTGCCCTCGCTTGACCCCACCGACCCGAACCACCAGGCCTTGACAGGCCTGGAGTCGGAAATCGACGGTGAAGCGGCGCCGCTCCTGCCGATGAAGCCCGGGCTGATGCAGGAACTGGAGGACGGCCAGACGGTGGCGTTCGCCAAGCCGCCGGATGCAGGCACGTCGTACAGCGACTACATGCGCACCAGCCACCTGGGCACCACGGCCGGCACCGGCGTGCCCTACGAGCTGGCCGTGGGCGACATCGCCAATGTCAGCGACCGCACCTTGCGTGTCGTCATCAACGAATACCGCCGTTTTGCGTCGCAGCGCCAATGGCAGATCGTCATCCCACAGATGTGCCAGCGCGCAGTCGAGTGGTTCGCCGACGCGGCCCTCTTGGCGGGGAAAGTATCGCCGGAAGAGCGCGAGGCCATCGTGCGTGCTGAGCATGCACCCCACGGCTGGGAATACATCCACCCCGTGCAGGACGTGGAAGGCAAAGCCCTGGAGGTCAAGAACGGTTTCCGCAGCCGCTCCAGCGTGATCGGGGAGCAGGGCGACGACCCGGATGTGGTGGATCAGGAGCGCGCCGACGACGCTGAACGGGAGCGGGCGCTGGGCCTGCCAGTGTCAGGCGTCGCGGATGACACGTCCAGCACCGCAGCACCAGACCCAGCGGCAAACACCAACCGCGACGAGGTGGCACAAGCAGAACTGGAGCGCATCAAGCGGGTTGAAGCCCAGACGGACGCGCTTCGGGAAGCTGCTCGTGCGACCGCAGCGCGGGATCGTGCGCAGGCTCGACAGGATGAACTGCACCAGAGCGTGCTGGCGCTGTTGCGGGACCCTGAAAGTGTCTGATCACATCCTGACCGCCCTTGCCAAGTCGTTCGCAGACCTTCGGGACCGCGTGACTGCGCTGGCGCGTGAGCCGGGACCTGCCGGCAAAGACGGCGCGCCAGGCGCCACTGGCCCAGCCGGCAAAGACGGCGAGTCCGGACCTTCAGGTCCTGAAGGGCGCGCTGGTGTTGCTGGGGCTGATGGACGCCCAGGCCGCGACGGCAAGGACGGACGGCCGGGCGCCTCAGGTCCGACGGGCCCTGCCGGAAAAGACGGGGCGCCGGGCCCCATGGGGCCGATGCCGAAGCATGAATGGCGCGGAACGGAGCTGCGCTTTCAAAAAGACCCAGACACCTGGGGCAGGTGGGTCGATTTGCGTGGGCCGTCGGGCTCCGGCGCCGTAGCAGTCGTACACGCCGCAGATCCAACCCCGCCCGCCGCCACTTGGGTCCAGCGTACTGCTGGCTCCAGCCTGTCGGCCCTGCGGGCTGTGTATGAGCTGGACGGAGCAGTGCACGCGCTGAGCGCTGACGACGCGCTGCACATCGACCTGCTGCTGGGCATCACGCTGACTGCGGCCCAGGCCGGTGATCCCGTCAACGTCCAGCGACTGGGCGCCATCGAGGACGACAGCTGGAATTGGGTGCCCGGTCGTGTGTACCTCGGTGCCGAAGGGGCACTCACCCAGACACCGCCCACCAGCGGCTTTGATCTGCTCATCGGCGCAGCCACATCCGCCACGCGCATCACCCTGAACCTGCAAGACCCAATTTCACTGGAGTAAGCACCATGGCAACTCAACCCACCCAGGGCTTCTTGGCCCGCGTCTCGGGCAAGACCCGCCAACTGTTTGGCCTGACCGTTTCTGCTGGCGCTGCGGACGCTGGCAAGCTCGTGGCCACTGGATCGGACGGTCGGCTGGACACCTCACTGTTGCCCGCTGGCATCGGCGCCAACACGACCATCGCCCCGGCAAGCGAGGCGATCGGCGCGGGCAAGTTCGTGAATTTCCACGCCAACGCAGGCGCGCTGAGTGTCCGCTTGGCCGATAACAGCAATGGCCGCCAAGCTGACGGCTATGTGAAAGATGCCGTGGCCTCGGCCGGCAGTGCCACCGTCTACCCCCTGGACACCACGAACTCCGCGCTCACAGGCCTGACACCCGGCAGCCGGTACTGGCTGGGTACGGCAGGCGGCGTCATCACTGCGGCGCTCGACCCCACCGACACGGCCAACGCAAACAAGGTCTGCCAGGAACTGGGCACGGCCAAGAGCGCGACTGAATTGATCACCGATGATCTCGGTTTCGTGATCCTCTGAAATGAGTGTACGGCGGCCACTTGTCAGGGTCGGCGGGCGCATTCGGCAGCTGCCGACGGGCGACACGCTGCCCGGCGTGCGCGAGCTGCTCACCGCCGCGCGCACATACTACGTGCGCACTGATGGCAGCGACAGCAATACCGGGCTGAGCAATACTTCCGGCGGTGCTTTTGCGACGATTCAGAAGGCAGTTGATACAGCAGCATCGCTTGATTTAGGTTTGTATGACATTGTGATCAATGTCGGTATTGGCACATGGACGGCGCCCACTCTTCTTAGAACCCTCACAGGTGCAGGCAAGGTAACAATCAGAGGCATAAACAACAACACGACAGATACTGTAATAAGCACAAATTCTGCCGACTGTTTTGGAGGTGAATTTTTTGGTCGCTACCACTTTGAGTACTTGAAACTACAGACAACCACATCTGGCGCTTGTCTCTTTGTGCAAGGCTCCGGTATTTTGGTAACTTGGGCAAACATTAATTTTGGCCAAACCGCTGGCCAGCACTTGCTGGTTGCTAACGGTGCCCAAATTAAAGCAACAGGATCTTATCAGATCTCCGGTGGGGCAGCTTCGCACATCGCTACCTACGACGTATGCACGGCTTATTTTGTGGGGTATACAGTAACCATCACCAACACTCCAACGTTTTTGAATGCGTTTATAGTAGCCGAGAGAAACTGTAGTGTAATTTTCGTTCAAGCAACCTTTGCAGGTTCGGCGACTGGAATTCGTTACCGCAGTGCATTCAGCTCGAGCGTGGTAACAAATGGCGGAGAAAACTACCTCCCTGGAAATTCTGCAGGAGTCCGTGAAACGGGAGGGCAATACTCATGACCTCATATCAACTCACCGCAGAAGGCTACGTGGTGCGTGACGGCGATACGAAGGTACCAACCGTTGACACGCCGGATTTTCCCAATACAAATTCGGACTACTTTGAATATCGCGCGTGGCTTGCGGCCGGTGGTGTGCCGCTGCCTGCCGAACTGCCACCGGCAGCCGAGATCGCGGCGGGCCTGCGTCTGCCCCTGGCTGCAGAGTACCGCAAGAACATCCAGGTGATCGCCGCAGGCTACCCGCTGAGCGAGCGCGAGAGTTGGCCCGTGCAGACGGAGGAGGCG